AATTCAAAATTATGAGTTTGATTTGCCAATGCCCGGCCGCAACCGCAATTTCGACGATTCCCGCCGTTACTTGCCCGGAAAATTTCGGCCAAATCCAAAAGGTCGCATTTCAGCGACTGCGCAAGGCAGACGGAACGAAGAACGCGATGGTCGGTTCCGGCACTCCCCTTGCCGCAACTATCCCCCTGTTGGCCACTTGGACGGCCTTGATGGCCGCTTCCGATGGTTCGAAAGTGGTGGTTTCTCCTTACATCAATGCCCCCGCAGATTCCGGCGGCGATGCCCGTATGACTTCCGGCGGCAACGATGATTTGGGCGGCATTCCGCAGGTTCTCGGCGGCAATCCCGTTCAGTTCGACGGCCAACTTCGCGGCGTTCCGCAGTCCGTCATCAAGACGATGAAAGAACTTATGTGCGAAGCGCAAGCCGGTAATCTTGGCGTTTTCCTGTTCGACGAGAACGGCAAAATCGAAGCCATCCAAGACCCGACCACGCCGACCACTTACTATCCTATTCCCATTCGCGCCCTGTTCATCGGTTCGAAGATTCACGGGAATTTCGACGCAAAGGATAGCAACACGATTTCGTGGCAATATCCGGACAACTATTCCGACAACCTCGCAATCGTAACGCCGTCCGACTTCAACCCGTTGACCGACCTTAACCCCGCCTAATATGAACGCCAAAACAACCAATGTCACGTTGGTTGCTAACGGCGTGACACAAGATTTCGAATTCGCACACGCGGAACGCCTGTTGCGGATGCCCCGAAACGGCGGGTGGAAATTGCCGGAAAACTCCAAATATGAATTTGTGAACAATGGGTTACAACGTCGAACAGGTAAGAAAGAGAATAGCGGACAATAAGGCGGCGGCCGCTTTGTCCCGTGCGAAACTCCATCAAATGCGTGTAAAGTTTCACACGGTCAAGCGCGTCACTTCCTTTAATGCCCCCTATATTTCTATTCCGCTGACGCAGTTTCTTGCGATGGTGGAAAACATCTTGCCGCACGACAAATTCGTATTGTTCAAGGCCCTTTTCCGTTATCCCATCAAGACGAATGAGATAACGGAAGTGTGCTTTGACAAGTTGAGCCGCATTTTTGACGGCCGCAACCCGGCGTTTAACTATCAGTTCGCCAATTCGTCACAACGCGACGATTGGGAGCAATACCGGCTGAACGTGTTGCACGAACCCGACGTGTGGGCCACGAAAGGTTGGGAGTTCTTCAAGAGCGAAATCAACTCCGTTCTTATCGTGGACGTGCCGAGGGAACAACGCGACGCGTTGCCCGAACCCTACTTCTACTGGCTCCCGATTGACGACGTGATAACCTACAAAGCCGACCCGACCACGGGCCAAATGGATTTCATCGTATTTCGCCGCGAAAACGAAATCGTGGTGTTGGATGATGAAACCTACCGGGTTTGGGACGACGCGAAGCACACGGGCCAAATCAAGGGCGCGCCGAAAGTGGAAGCCCCGCACGATTTGGGCTATTGCCCGGCGCGGTTCTTTTGGAACGAACCGATTTCGTTGGACGACCCCGATGTAAAGGCTTCGCCGCTTTCGGCAGAACTGGAATCGTTGGACTGGTTCGAATTCTTCCATATCAGCAAACGGCAATTGGATTTGATGGGCGCATATCCCATCCTTTCCGGTTACGAACAAAGTTGCGATTTCTCCAACGCCGAGAACGGCGATTATTGCGACGGCGGTTTTCTCCGAAACAGGGAGGGCCACTATAAACTTGATATGGCCGGATTGCTGATGCGCTGCCCGAAATGTGGTAACAAGCGCATCGTGGGCGCGGGTTCATTCATTGAAATCCCCATCCCGTCCGAACAGGAGAACCAACCCGATTTGCGGAACCCGGTTCAAATGCTGAACGTTGACCGCAATTCGCTTGACTACAACGTTGAAGAACAAAAGCGGTTGCGCGAAGAAATCATTACGGCCGTTGTGGGCCAAGATGAAATCGTAACCGACCGCGACGCGTTCAACGAGCAACAAGTGCGGGCCAACTTCGAATCCGTAACCACGGTATTGCGCCGCGTCAAAAAGGGGTTCGAAGCCGCGCAACAATGGGTTGACGAAACCATTTGCCGCTTGCGCTATGGTAAATACTTCCTTTCCGCGAACATCAATTACGGAACGGAATTCTACCTGTATTCCCCGGACGAACTGCGAAGCCAGTACAAGGCCGCGAAAGAAGCGGGCGCGCCGGAATCCGAATTGGATGCGATGCAGAACCGCATCGTAGAAACGGAATATCGAAACGACCCGATGCAGATGCGGCGTATGTTGCTTTTGGCAGAACTGGAACCGTACCGGCATTTGTCCCGGCAAGAAGCGCGCGAATTATTCGCATCGAATATTATTTCGGAGCAAGATTTGCGCATAAAACTTAATTTCCCTAATTTTGTGCGTAGGTTCGAACGTGAGAACACCAACGTTGTTGAGTTCGGCGCGGCGATACCTTACACGAAGAAGATTGACATTATTACGGCTGAATTCCGGCGTTATGCCGACGAAATGAAAGCGAGCGCGGAACCGGCCAACGTTTAACCAAATATTGTAGGCGATATGATTACAAAAGACGGACGGGACACCCCGATTTTAGACCTTACGCCGGAAAACTATGTAGTCCCCAAAGGCGAGGAAAGGCAATACCATTGCCGCATTGAGGTAAAGAAGTTCAACGCGGACACGGGCGAACGCCTTTCGAAGCCGAGATTGCAGAAGTTCGGCAAGAAGATGTTTGAAACGCACTTGATGGCCAGTTTGCGCAAGCAAGGTTATACCATTGACATTCTCCACAACCCGAACGATTGGGAGAAAGAGCAACGCGCAAAGGCCGCCGAGGACGCGAAAGCACGGGCCGAAGCACAAGCCAAAGCGGAACAGGCGCGCATTGATGCCGCCGTGGCCGCCGCGCTTGAAAAGGAGCGCGCAAAGGCAAAGGGCGACGGCGAGAAGAAACCGGGCCGTCCCGCAAAGGACAAAGAGTAACAACAAACAATTTTACAACTATGGCACAAATCGCACAACAGGACAATTTGTTCATTGACGTTACCACTTTGGGAACGTTTACCGATGACCAAAAGAAGAAATTGGTTGAATGCTTTAAGGCCGGGACCATCCTTGACGTGGTGCAACGTTCGGCCGCCGGTGTTTCCAAGTGTATTTCGGCCGCGTTCGCTGATGTAAGCACCACGCGCACTTACACGTTTACTTTCGGCGGCGCGTCTTTGCAGACCGTGACCGCGCAGGAAACCATTTCCGCATAAGCCGTTGGGCGATACAACGTAAAGACAATCAAACCAAAAATTCAAAGGGAAAGAATTATGGCACTTACAACCGATTTACTGAATGCCAGTACCGCGCTTGCCGGGCTGACTGACGACCAAAAGGCCGCTATCGTTGAAATGTCCAAGAACGACGAGAACGCCGTTATCGGGCAAAAGACGGGCGAAATCTATGGCGGGTTGGATGCGGATATTTTAGCCGCGTCCGGCATCGCCAAGAATGGAGCGACCGAAAAGACCTACGACTACGCCAAACGGGTTATTGGCGAAATCAAGGGGCAAGCGGGCAACGCCGCCGAACTGCAATCGAAAGTTTCCGAACTGGAAAAGGAGAAAAGCCGTTTGGAGGGCGTAATCGCAAAGGGCGGCGCAGATGCCGAAACGAAGCGCGCTTTGGAAAAGGCGCGTGCCGATTTGGCTGACGTGACCAAATCATACACGGACTTGAAAACGGAGTTCGAAAGTGTGAAAACCGCCCACGCAAAGGAAATGTTTGACGCGAAGATTGCCGGGGAGTTTGCGAAAGCGACCGCCGGAATCAAGTTCAAAGCCGATTTGCCCGCATCCGTTACGGCCGTGTTGCTTGAACAGGCCGTCGCAAAGGTCAAGGGGATGAACCCCGAATACATTGACGACGGCAACGGCGGCAAGGTCTTGGCATTTATGGAAAACGGCGTTACGATGCGCAACAAGGAAAACAACTTGAACCCTTACACCGCATCCGAACTTGTGGCCCGCGAACTTTCCGCTATGGGAGTTCTTGAAACCGGGCGCAAGCAAACGGGCGCGGGTTCCGAGGGGGGCGCACCGCACGGCGGCGAACCCGGAATCGCCGATATTTCCGGGGCAAGAACACAGGAGGAAGCCCACGATATGATTGCGAAAGCACTTATGGCGCAGGGCAAAACCCGTGGTTCGAAAGAATTTGACGACGCGATGGCCGCCGCTTGGAAAGAGAATGCAACGGCAATCAAGGCTTTGCCCGTCAAGTAACAAAGACGATGTATTAAACCGGGTAATGGGTCAATCCGGGAAAAGTTTAACAATTTAAAACTCAAACACTATGTCACTTATTGCAACCCGACTGCAAAACTGGCGTGTCGAAAACCCCGACTTTGACCGGAATATGGCCCGCCCGTATGAGTATGGCGCATTGGACTTCTTCATTGAGCAGACCAACGCGGCCAACTCCATCATTAACCCGAATCTGCGTGACCGCGCTTTTGAGAGCATCGGCAACACCGTTCAGATTCCCGTCATCAATTACGACGGCGATGTGACCGTCAGCAACGTCCGTTCGTGCGTCATCGCCGACGACGAGAACACTTCCGCGCTTTACACCGTGAACTGGGTTACTTTGGCCGTGGGTTTCACGATGGTCCCGCAACTCTATCGTAACAACGAGATTTCCTACGAACACGACTTCGCCCGCAAGATGGAAAAGGTGTGCCGCGCCCTTGCAACCGAAATGGACAAGTTAGGCATCGCCGCCCTTGAAGCGAACAAAACGCAGGTGTTCAAGGACCAACTCTATTACACTGTTACGTCAAACTCCGTTCAAATCCCGTGGAACGCCCGTATGGAGTTCTTGGCCGATATGAACGCGATGATGCGCGCGAACGCGTACCCCGAAATGCTCCACGTCATCGGCGGCGCGGGCTTCGATTCCCTTGTGCGCAAGATGGCCGAACACGACATCTACAACGATGTTAACAAGCGGCTTGAATACGACAACAAGGTGTTCCACTACACCAACAACATCGTAAACGAGCAAGGTATCTTGGCGACCGGTTACATCGTGGCCGATGGTAACGTCGGCGTGCTGACCCGCGTTGACCGCGAATCCCTCGCCGGGACCAAAGCCAACTTCCACGAGTGGGACGTTGTGCGCTTGCCGTACATTGACCTGCCCGTCGGTTCTCACTACTACACCGCCGTCGGCGACCAGTCCGGCATCGCCGGGGCCGCGTCTGCGGATATGGTTTGCAACGTCAAGGAATACTTCGGTTTCTCCGTTGACATTGCATTCCTTGTGGCCTACAATTCCGACCCGACCACGGTTGCGAACCCTATCATCAAGGTCGAAGTTGCCGCCCCCGGCAACGCCAACCCGTTCGCCACGCCTGTTGAGGTCGTGAACAGCGAGGATAACCCCGTCAATACAAAGGCCATTTCCTAACGGCCTACTGACCTAACCAAATTGCGGGGACGGGCGAAAAACCCCGCCCCCGCTTTTCATTTAAAGAAATTTGACACGTCCCGGAAACGTGTAAAGAAAACCGGAAAATTTTTCAATATGGTACGATTGCAAGACATACAGGCGGCGTTGAAGAATGTTGTTGGATGGCAACAAGACTACAACCCGCAAAACCAAATAGACCCGGCGTTGTGCCAAAGTGAAAGCGGGTTGACCTTTCAAGGCGCGCACCCGCTTGTGACGTTGGCGAACGTCCGGTCAATTATGCCGGATGATTATTTGTATAAATATCCGGTGTGGAACAATGCGACGGCCTATGCAAAGGGCGCAAAGGTTCAGCACGGCGGCAACGTGTGGATTGCAACCGCCGCCAATACCGGTTCCGAGCCGGGGACGACCGGGAACACGGATTGGGCCGAATACAATATGCTTTCCGATTTCGTCAATAACTTGATGGAACAGGGCATCAACACGGCCGTTCAACAATTCATCCAAGAAAAGCAACTTTCGCAGGAAACGCGCGACCTACTGGAACACCGCACGTTTTTCGACGGCGCGGCCCGGTTACAGGCGACGATTGACCCGACGGGAAAGATTGTCGGCTTCGAAATCATCCCGGTTCGCTCAATGGGCGTGACCACGAAGATTGAACGCATCGGCTTGCAGATGATAGGCGGCACGGGCAAGGTCACTTTGTACCTTTTCCATTCGTCGCAAGTTGCGCCGATGAAAGTAATAGAATTGAACTTCACGAACCAAAAAGGCGGCTTCCAATGGTTTACCCCGGCCGAGCCGATTTATTTGCCGTATATCCCCGGAAAGGATGGGGACGGCAACGATTCGGGCGGCGCGTGGTTCTTGTGCTACAACCAAAACGATTTGCCGTTCGGGATGCAAGCATTGAACGTGACAAAGGATTGGAGAAAAGAGCCGTGCCAAACGTGTTTGGGCGGTTCCATCGAATCGTGGCACGAACTGACGAAGTATTTGCAAGTGTCCCCGTTTTGCATCAAGGCCCCGGAAGATTTCGCAGAATACCCCGAAATGTTCGATATTGGCGCACTTGGCTATACGAACACGATGAACTACGGGCTGAACGTGGAAATATCCGTTGGGTGTGACTTAACCGATTTCATTATATCGCAACGGCAAATCTTTGCCAACGTGTTGCAAAAGCAAGTTGCCGCGAACGTGTTGCGCACGATAGCGATGAACCCGGACGTAAGGGTTAACCGCAATCAAGTGAACGTGACGCGTGACGAAATCCTCTATGAACTTGACGGGCAAGCGCAGGGGCGCGCGTCCGGTCTTGTGTACGAACTGAAACAGGCGTACCGGGCATTGTCCATTGACACGCGAGGACTTGACCGCGTATGTTTACAATGCAACAACCACGGCGTGAAATATCGCACGGTTTAGTTTGAAATCACCCCGCAAGTTAATTTTGCGAGAAACGGCGAAATTCGGGCGTTTCCGGTTCGGATGGTAAATTACACGTCTTTTCGCGGAAACGCCACGAAATCGCCCCAAAATGGCCGGATATGGGAATCTTGGAAGATTTGCGAAACAAGGTGCAACGCGTCAACGATGGTTTGACGGGCGGCGAACTTGTGCGCGATGTGGTAGTCAAGCACCCGGACGACATAATGGAACTGCAAAGATACCAACTTTTGCAGGGAAAGACGGGGAAAGGCGAGGATATTCGCCCGTACTATTCCGAAGATTTGAAGCCGGGCGGCCGGTTCTATTCCGTGCAAACGGCGGGCCGGTACGCGGCGATGAAACAAGATATTTCCTATCCCTATTCGGTCAACAGGAACCCGGACGCGCCAAACCTGTATTTCAACGGCAAGTTCCACGATGAAATCGGCGTGCAATTCAATGCGACGGCCCTTTCAATCATCGGAACGACGGCCTACGCAAAGGGAATCATCGCCAAGTACGGCGAAGAAACGTTCGGGTTGAGCGAAGAAAAGTGGGATATTATCTTCAAAGAGCGCGGCGCGCTTGACGAATTGATGAACGTTTTAAAGACAATACTATATGGCTAACACCAATGCACCAGTAATTCCCAATGCCATAATGTTGGACGCGCATATAGGCGTGATTCAGCAAGGATTGGTTGACAATATTTCGTGGCTTGATGCCGCGTTCGGCCGTTCTCAACGTCTTACGAAGATGATGAACGGCAAGCGCGTGATTACCCCCAACGTGTTTTGCGGCGGGTGGCGCGGCCACGGGGCAAACGACTATTTGGAGGTTTCCCCGGATAGCAAGATAGGCAATTTTGCTTTCTTCGAAGTTGAGGACCCGCAAACGATTGATTCGGGGCCGTGGGCGCGGGAAATCAAAGCCCCGTTCTCGCTTATCGTGTGGTTCGATTTGACGCGCGTTTACAACACCGCGAGCAACCGGAACACGGAGAAGTTAAAGGCAGACATTTTGCGTGTGCTGAACGGGCGCACGGGGTGGCATCTGCCGGACGGGCGCATAACGATTGCGCGCATCTATGAGCGCGCGGAAAACATCTATCGCGGTTATTCCCTTTCGGAAGTGGATAACCAGTATTTGATGCACCCTTACGGCGGGTTCCGCTTTGAGGGCCTTTTGGAATTCGAAGAATACTGCAATCCGAACGAAGTATGATAGTCAATTTTGCCTGTTGGGTGGCGATAATCGCCTTGTGTGCCGCATTCGTTTTGTCGTTGGCAACGAAATGGGGCATCTTGGAGTGGTTACAGGTACACGCACCGAACGATTTTCTTTATAAATTGTTCAGTTGTAAGTTTTGTTGTTCGTTTTGGGTTTCTTTGGCCATTTCGCTAACTTTGTCCGTGGTAACGGGCAACTGGTGGCTTATGGCCGCGCCCGTATGCACAACGATTGTAACACGCGAACTTTGGTAATTATGCAGACTGCGAAGATTGGGAAACACGTTGTAGAATTCTTTGACGCAATCGAAGAATTGCCTATCGTGCGCTTCCACAAGTACGAAAAATTGTTGCTGATTGATGCGGGCATCGGGGCCGATATTGCGGCTTTCGACCAACGCATCGAACGGACGCGCCAATTCCTTGCGGCCGGGAAGCCGGACAAGGCGCAACAGGAACTTGAAAATATGCGCCAATGCGTGTATATGATTCAGTCCGGGATGAATCCCCGGCATTTGGCCTTTGCGGCGTTGGTGTCGAAGATAGACGGAAAGGAATGCACCGAACTTTCCGATGACGCGTTGGCCGAGATAACGAAGAAATTGAACGATAGCCCCGCAAAGAAGTTGGCCGCCCTACTGGAAGCGGCCAAAAAAAAAATTGACGGGGAACTGATGCTATATTTCCCGTCCCTTTTCAATGATTCCGATGTGAAAGAATACTACGATTTGATGCGGGCGCGGACGTTGGAAATCTTGAAAGGGATAATCGCCGGGGAAAAAGACCCGGCCGGGACAAAGAACGTTGAGAAGTTGACCACGGCATTGGTCACGCATTCGAAGCCAAAAACGTTTACAGGTTCGGACGGCGTGGAAATCCAGTTTGACCGCCAATTCGAAAACCTTTGTTTGACACTTTCGGAGCAATTGCACGTCGAACCGAAGAAACTTTCCGTTTTGGAGTTCTACAACGCGTTCGATTTCGTGAAAGAGAGGGCGAAACAATTAGAAAAGGCGCAGAAGCGGGGCAGAAATTGACGCGAAGCGGCCGGGACGCATAATGTACTGGGCCAATGTTATAAGGCAAAAATAGAGGACTTTTTAACAAAATAAGGAAATGGAGAACCCGAACCCGATACGATATTCCGATTTGGTCACGCCGGATAACTCAATTACCGACTTGATTGCGCAATTGGACGCGCTGATTTCGAAGTATGACACGGCGCGCGCGAAGATACAAAGCGATGCGGCGGCGGCGGCAAAGAGTATGCAAAATTTGTCGGGCGCGACCGAAGAACAACGCAAGGCGATATTGGAGAACACGGAAGCATCCGACAAGTTGGTTGCGCAATTGCGCGACGTTGATTCCGCGCAATGGAAAGTGAAGCAAGCATTTGAACAAGCGGCGGCGGCCAAGAAGCAATCGGCACAAGTTGACAAGTTGGTTACGCAAATTCTCACGTCGGAAGAGGGTTCTTATAACCGACTTTCGGCGCAATATCGGCTTAATAAAATCCGTCTTAACGAATTGTCCGAAGCCGAGCGAAAGAGTACGGAATCCGGCCGGAAACTGGAAGCCGAAACGAAAGCCATATACGAAGAAATGAACCGATTGCAGAAAGCAACCGGGAAAAGCCAATTACAGGTCGGCCAGTACGAACGTTCTTTGGGAAGCCTTATCGGCGTAAAGACGGAATACATACAAGTATTGACGGATTCCACGAAGCGAAGCGAGGTTTTCCACGGGGTTCTCAACCTTTTGAAATCCCCGGTGGCGGTATTGATTGGTGTTATTGGTGGCCTTACGGCGGCGTTCAAGTTGTGGATTGATTCGGCGCACGAAACGCAGACCACGGGCGATGCCCTTGATAGGGAAGTGGCCGGGTGGTCGGCAACGTGGGAGTTGTTCAAGAAATCCGTTGCGTCGGTTGATTTCTCCTTGTTTGTCCGGGGCGCGATGGATGCGATGCGCGCGGGTCGCGAGTTGAAACAAGTGTTGGACGAAGCCTTTGAACGTTCGAATTCCGTTCGTTTGTTGCGGGCGAGTATGTCCGTTGAAAACGCCACGTTGGAGGAAACGGCGAAGAATACTGCGCTTTCCTATGAAGAAAGAAAGACGGCGGCGGAAAACTACTTGAAGAATATGAAGCCGATTTATGCAATGGAAGAAGAATCGGCCCGGCGCGAACGTGACGCGCAACTGGAATACCTGTTTTCCGTGACCAATAAACGGCAATTCGCATCGGAAGAAGCGCGAAAGGCGGCAGAAGAAGAATTCGCCGAAAACATTAAGAACTACAATCTTAATGAAAAAGTTATAAAACAGGCGATGGAATACAACAAGGCGCAAAAGACAATAGCGCAAGGTATGGAGGGAATGTACGGAACTTCCTACGATGCCGAACGCAAGATTGTCAACAATGCGTCTGATGCCGTCAAGGCGTTTGCGGGGTTTGCGGAACAATACGGATTGACCAACGATGAACAGGTTAAGGCGTATGTGGATGCCGAAGTTGCGTACAAAGAAACGCAAGCGGCAATCTATAACGATAACAAGCGCATAGTGAGTTTGAAACATTCACTTGAAGCGCAACAAACCAAAGAAGCCGAGAGCAACGCAAATGCCCGCGCGGCCGCCGCGAAGAAAGCGGCCGACGATGCCGTAAAGGCCGAACAGGATGCGGCGAGGGAACGCGAACGGATTGCAAAGGAAGAAGAACAACGCAAGCAACAGGCCATCGCCGACGAACGGGCTTACTTACAGGCCCAATTGCAGAATATCCAATTGGAGATTGCGAACGAAAACGAATGGTCACAACAAATGCTTGACTTGCGCATCGCGGCAATCAACAAGCAACGCGAAATCGAAATCTTCGAAAACAAGCAAAAGGCCGAGAAGTTGCGCCAAGACGAAGCGGCCATCAAGAAGAAGTACGATGCGCAGATAATGCGCGAAACGGCGAACTTCAACACGAAGATTGCCGAACGCGACTTGGCGGCCCTTATGGATTTGAACGCGGCCGAGAATGACCTGTTAGACCAAAACGAACGGCAACGAACCATCTTCCGCTTGGAGCAAGAAAAATACAGGCTCACAAAGATTCTTGAATTGAACAAAACGGCCGCCGAGAAGATGACGCAGA